AAAATCCACCTGCTAGTAAAGGTTTTCTTGATTCTGTAACTTGTTTATTAAAATATCTATTAGCCATTATTTTAATCCTTCCACTTCTTTTTTATAACTATTTGTAACTGATAATGTTTTTCTACGAGGTGTTCGTTCCCCATGTTTTTTCATATAATCAGCTTGTCTCTTTTTTCTCTCTGGAAGATCTTTTGGTGAAACTTTTTTAAAACCTTCCATACCTTTTAATTCAGGTGTAGAATTTTTTAATCCTTGTATTTTGTCTCTCATGTTTTTTGTTGATTCTTGACGGGTTTTTATTTTATCTACTGCCGAACTTAGTTGGTTCTCAAAATCGCCTTTTGAACCTTTAGTTGCTTTAGGTCCTGTTTTACCAAACTGTATAGGTCCACCATGTGCCAAAGGTTTTCTTGATTCTGTAACTTGTTTATTAAAATATCTATTAGCCATAATTTTTATCCTCGTGTTATTTTCTTTTTATCAGATCTGTTGCTTTAAGTCCATAGACAGAAGCAATTACCCCAACAAAAATACTTTGATACCAAAATGGTAAATTTCCAAAGTGTACAAAGAATATCTCCATTTTCTCCATATGTACAGGATTATCTGACCATACAGACCATCCCAACATTACAATCGGGATCGACAATAAAATTAAAATAAATTCGTCTTTCCAATCTGATTGTCTAGCTTCTAGTAATTTTCCAGAATACTCTAATTCCCCAGTACTCATTTTCTGAGCATGTTTCATAGCAGCATCCGACATAAGCATTTTTGTCTGTTGCTTATTTTTGTAAATGTGTGAGCCTGCAGAAACGGCTAATTTAATTGCCGAAAACCACATATTAAAACCAGGTGGCTTTTACAGGTTTTCTTACAGCGCCTGTGCCTTTAACAGTTACCGTATCACCTTTAGCAATATAGTTTCTTCCTCTAATACTTGTTTCAGATCTAGGATCTAATTCCAAGTTTTGAGAAGCAATTTTAACTGCTGTAGATTTTTTGTAATTTTTCATATTTATCTCCTGTTATTTTATTATACTATCTTTTAGGACCTTTCAAGGTATTAACGTCTTTAGCTTTCATTTTATCTCCGTAAAGCTTAGTTCCAGTTGAAAGCATAGCTTTATCCATAGTTGTGTCCGCTCTTAAATGAGCTAGCTCTTCATTTTGATCTAATTTCTCTTCTTGCATAGTCTTAGCTTGCATCATTTTTAATCTATCTAAAGCGAGCCTAGCTTCGTCTTCTTTTGCTTTTCTCTCTTCTTCTCTTGCTTTAAGATCAACTTCTCTTTCTTTAAGCTTTAATAATGGATCATGATCGAATTGAGTCGTGATAGCTTTTTCTTCCTTCATAAACTCTTCAGTCATATCCGCAATCAACACAGCTTTTCTAGCTTCTATCACTTGAGAGATCTGAGTTAACTGTTGCTTGGCTTGTGGATTTTGTGCTGCAGCTTGTTGAAGTTGAGGCATCATTTGGAATTCTTGAGGGAACTCTAATTGAACTTGTTCTTGAGCCATTAAAGAAATGTGTTCTAAAATGTTTTTCTCTAACGATGCAGTTATACTTGGATTATTTCTAACAAAATTAGTTGCCATGAAATTTAAGTGAGCTGTAACGTGTGCTCTATGATCTTGACCAGGAAATGCTTGGAAAGGTTTTTGACCCATTGCATCTATGTGTTCAATCGCCGGATCTTTAGGTTGATTCGGTGGCGGCGGTGGTAAAATTCTATCTATATCTTTTATACCAATCGCTGCATACATAGATCTGTAGGCATTATACATATTATGCATTTGTGGATTCGTTTGAGCTAATTGTAATTGTGTTTGAGCTAATGTCACACGTTGTGACATAGAAAAAATATTTGGATCAGCAATAGGTAGAATATCTACTCTCTCATCAAAATCCATAGCTTTAATGTTTCTTGCAGCACCGGGAACATCATAAGGATATTCAGCGGGTAAGTATGTTGCAAAGACTGCTGCTAGTAATTTAAATTCTTGTTTTAATCCAACGTATAATCTTTTGTGGATTGCTGACATCACTCTTGAACCACGTTCTAAAAGAGCTACAGTTGTACCAACAGCGGCCTGTTGATTCCCATCACCAACCTGCATGTCAGCAATTGATGCGAACCTCTGTCCTGCTTGAACTACAATACCCATCAATTGTAATAACGTTTGTGATGGTTCTTTATAAGGCAGGAATACGAAAGCATCTTTTAAATTTCCACCTGGAGTGTCAACATCTTTAAATTCTCCTGGTTGAATAGCAGTAGCGTCATCTCTAACTCTAACACCTCTTTGTTTAAATCCAGCTGGTAAATTTGATAATGTACCTGCATCTAATAACTGACGGAGAGCCGAAGTTGCAGTACGGCTCAATCCGCCAATCATGTGTATTAATCCTAAACCATAAAATCCAAGCCCTGGCAGAAATTTAAAGTGGACGAAATATTGGATCTTAAGTTTCTTTGGATCATTGGGCGCAAAGTTTCGTCTAATAGACAAAACCTTCCTACTACCTTCTTCAATTGTAACGAGGTAAGGTAATTTTATTCCAGTTGGTTCTCCGTCTTCACCAACATCTTCAAAACCTTCTAAATCTAAATTAACGTGGCATTCTAGAATTGTGTATAAAGGGTCTGTTCTTTGTGACTTTTGAATTCCTTCAATTGCTCTCTCTTTTTCCTTCAGTTCATTTGTAATAGTATCTGTAGGTTTAGTAAGTTCAATATCAGAATAAAAGCCAGCATACATTTGTTTACGTAAATCATTTTCTGATATTTTAACAACATGAATAACTGCTTCAGCATCATTTAATGATGTAGCTGTATAAGGCACTACAAGATCATCTGCAGGAATAAATTTAGATACTGCTCTACCTAATAAATCATCATAGTAAACTTTTTTAAATGTTGAACCCGATAATGGAAGATAGAATAACATCTGATCAAATTCAGGTTCATATTCAGTCATCTGATCCATAATTTGGTAGTTCATGAAATTTTTAACACGTTGAGCTTGTTGTTCTTTTTGAGGAGAACTTATTCCCATTACTTGTGTTCTAACCGGGCCATCAGCCGGTAATAATTCTTTATAAGCTAAAGCTTGAAATTGTGTAACGGCTTCTGCAAGAACGGGGTGTGTTGCACCTGAAGCTCCAGCAAAAGGTTGAGTTCTATTTTCGTATTTGAATCCTAATAACTCTAACCCATTAATATAAGTTCTTTCCCATTCTGCACGTGATAATTTATATTCCATGTAATCACTTTGTAATTGATTACCAATTATGTTGGTGTCATCTTCTGGAAGTAATTCGTTTAAGTTTGCAAAGTGATCATCACCTGTATCAATATTTTTCTGAGACGGATCAAAGTCGACAGTTGCTCCACCATCTTCTTCCTCTGTAATTTCTACGGGTCCACCTGTCTCAACAACTTCGTCAGTTACAACTTCTTCCTGAATATCATTTTCAGGTAGATCTTGTGGACTGCCAACGTTCGGAAGAGATTTATCTATATCTGCCATATTTTTTCTCCTGTATTGGTTTATCTTGTTTTTTGTCTTTAAGCAACCCTTTAGGATCAGGTCCTTTTAAAGGTGGAATACTATCCCATTTAACATGTTTCATGTTTTTTACAAGTGTTGAATTATCTTTAGTCATAATACTTTTTCATTAAATCAGCTAATCCACCTTGGGCTAAATTAGATACTCCTCCTGCATCGGCGACTCTTTGGTTTTTTATATATTTATTAATTTGATTGTCGTCCATTCCCATTTCTTCACGAGTTATATTAGAATCTATTAGCATTTTATCAATTTGTTGTGAGGAATAAGTCGGTACAGCTTCATCCATTTCCTCATATCTTTTTTTCAATCTTTGTTTGTCAGCTGTAGCACTTTGTGGAATCATCATTCTTCTACCACGTTCTGCCATTGCATAATCTTCACCTTTTGCAAATTCTTTCTTAAGTTCAGCTTCCTTATCTATTTTTAATTTAGGACCTAAAGCCATATTAAAAATAGAATCAGCAAAAGCCGTTTTAAAAGGCACACCTTCATTTAAAGTTTTATTCGCAGCAATTCCGCCTTCAAGTACAAGTTCACCTAATATTGCACCAGGGCCTAATACTCCTTTTAAAAATTTTAAAGCTTTACCTGATTTTGTAAGAGCACGTAAATTTGCCCTATCTCCCGGCGACAGTTTACTCTGATCTCCTTTTAATTTTTCCACACCTCGTGTAACACACGCTACTAGATTTTGACCTTCACTAAATCCAATACGACCACCCATTGCTTTACCAGGGCAACCTATTGCTGCTAATTTTGTCATTTCAAATTTTGGAGCTTTGTTTACTAAATCTTGAATATCTGACGTTTTAACATCTCTAATTGGTACACCTTTTGATCCTGCAATAGACTTTTTATAATCTATTCCTACCGGTTCAGGAGTTAATCTAAAAACTGTTCCATACTCGTCGAAGACTGGAGTAAGTTTATTAAAACCAATTAATCCTTTATATTCTTTAGGTAAATCTTTTTTTATTGTTTTAAGTACACCATTTAACTGTTCATTTAAATCATCTAATCTTTTCAATGAGTTTTTTTTACTAAAATCTAATAGAGATGCTTCAGTAGTTAGTTTGTTTATTATTTTGTCATACTTAGACATTTTAGCATTCATCTTTTTACTAATGACCGCAAGATCTCCAGTATTAATATCTACATTTCCTGCAAGAGGTAGCATGTGGTGAACTTGATATCCTTTAGGGGGTGTAACCTTGTATTTTCTTCCTTCTTGTCTTGTTCTTGATTCGTTTCTTTTAGTGTTTCTAGCTGTTTGTTTTTCAGGATCGGCGGGGTCTTTTCCTTTTTTTTGAAATATAACATCAGGGTTTTGTGTATCAGTAAGTGTTAGTAATTTTTTACTACCTTTTTGTTTCATTTTATCCGTTGGTTCATAAAAATTTTTAGGAGTTATATATTCTGGATTAGCGTCTATGATAGCTTGAATTTCTTTTGTTGTTCTTGGAATATATTGATTTTTACCTTGAACATTTAAACTTGGTTTGCCTTTAAGGTCTCTACCTTGACCCATTGTATTTCCTTTTTGAAAACCCATACCTGTTTTAGCATCAGAGCCACCTTTAAACCCGATCCGTCCACCTTGAGCCATGTTCCGTGGTCCAAGGTCCTTGTTCATTGCTTCTCTTAGAACAGGGTTCTTGATTATCGGATCATTGGATCTTTCGATCACAAATTTCATTATTTCTTTTTCAGTCACTATTCTCCTAACATTCTGGCTAGTCCACCTGATGAATTTAGCTGTCGGTCTTTAGTTAATAAATTTTTCTGTATGTTTTCTAATTCTATTAATCCTTGTTCTGTTACTTTAGGGAAGCCTTTTTTTGATCCAACCTCTTTCAGGAGGGATTCTGACAGGGTTTCTGTAAAATCTTTGGCAGTTTTTCTATCCATACCTGTAGATACCATCTCTTTTATTATTTGATTTTTATAAGTTAATAAATTGTCATCCCCCTTTTTTATATTTCTTGCAGTATTAAGAAGTTGTTCAAGCACATATTGTCTATCTGTTTTTGTTTTTTTAATTAGATCTTTAACCATATCAGAACCCATGATTCCTGTATCTGAACTAAATTTAAAAGGTAGTGAAGGGTCGTTTAGAAATTTTTCAAATTGTTTAGGATTCACTCGTTTTAAAATATCTGCAGGGCTTCTACCGTGTGAACTACCTGTAGTCATACGCTTTAACAATTCTCTAGTTAAACCTTTTCCTGCTGTTAATCCGCCACCTAACCATAAACCCATTCTACCACCTTCTGCTTGTTTAGTTCTAGGTGATTTTTTAAATAATTCTATAATTTCGTCCACAGACATTCCTTTTTCTTGCATTTTTAAAGCTTCTCTCATAGTTTGTTTTACTTCTGCAATTCTTTGAGGGTTTTTATCAGTTAAAATGTTTCTAATCAATCTATCCTCAATTCCAGGAAATTCATCTCTTAATTTTTGTTCTGGAGACATATTTAAAGTTTGCATTTCATCTATTTTTTTCTTAGCCGCTTGAGCATTTTTAGTAAAATTTAATTCATCTAAATCAATCATACCTTGAGTGAGGTCCACATCATCTGTTTTTTTATAATTATCCATTTCAGTACCTAGATCAAATGTAGATAATTCTTCTACTTCATCTCTTGTCATTAATCTTTTATCACCACTGCCTTCCATATCTTCAAATTTCTTTTCTAAGAATCTTTTTCTA